CCTGTACACTCCACTTGCAGGCCCTTCCGCTGGATTATCCCGGAATGTCCAACATAACAGCGGTTCATTTTCCTTCCACTCTATTCTCAAGTGATAGTATTCTTCCGTCGGACCTGCTCTCACTGGAGCTGCTGGTGAATGCCACCAATGATGCTGCAATACAAACGGGACGTTCGTGGCTTCACCGATATCAGGTGGCTCTTGGAGGTGTATGAATGAATGCCGCAAAGACTTGATCTTGATCTTGCCTAACCTGATGTTCTTGACCAGCTCGTCCCGTTTCGTGAGCCTCTCATTTTCATCTTCAATTTTCCAATACATAAATTCTGATGGGATTTCAGAACGTATTTCGGGTGGGAGACATGAAACACCCTTGGGTGGAATCCATCGCTTTTTCACGGCACGGGAAGTTAAGACGTACGGTGTTTGGTCTTCAGGCTTCCACATGAAGGTAATGAATTCCCTTCTAGGCATTTCTTCGCGGTAAGGGTTAGGAAGGTCCACTACGACCCATCGTCCGGTCATGCGTTTGCCGTGAATGAAGAACTCCCTAAAGTGGGGTTTTTGAGCTCCTAAGTAAACCTTGAATCTGTCACTGATGATGAATACTCCTTCATGTTCCTTCGTTGCACCTACCGTTCCTGGAGGAACCACTTTTGCATATCCAATAGGTTTCCCAGGAAATAGCCAATCCGATGGTTCCCGAGCTTTCCTTTCAACCATGATCTTACGCTTATCCGATGGATCATCTGTCAACTTGGAATATTTGCTCCACTCTCGATCGATTGCCCGAGCTTCCTCGACCGTATCGACATCTTCCGTGATGACTCCTTTCTTTTGATCATCAAGAGTAATTCCAAATAACTTTGGCTCGTTTGGAAAGACTTCTACCCGGAAGTCGGAGTGAACAGATTTGCCACGGAAGTGATGTTGCAAAACACCTTCATGCGGTTTATCGTCCATCGGGATAACAGCTTGCATGGCCTTCTTCTGATACAACTCAATATATTTCGCTTTCTTGATGGCACTTTCAATAGTATCGGGCTTCTTCTCGACAATTTCCCCAAAGTACGGCTCATATAACTTGACATACTGTTCTCCTGTAGCCTCATCCACATAATGGAACAGTGTATGAAATGCACATGCAACTACCTTGCCAATCGGCTGACGTCCTTTCACATTGAAGGTCTTGCCGACGTAAGCGTACTTCTTGCCTGCAATCTCAATTTGCTGTTTCTCGGGAACTTTCATGCCTCTCGGAATAACTAGTCCCAGCTTAATGTTGAAGACACCAGGAGTCCTAGTCTCTACGTTCTCCCCTATCACACAGAAGATCTCGCCCAAAGGTTTGAATTTTACCCAAGCATCAATCTTACCGTCAAGTTCATAGGTACTTTCGGCATCCTTCATAATGATACCTTCGGAAGCTACATACCCAGCTATCTTCTTGACAACCTTCGCCAATTTCTCCTTGTCTGTTGACTTAACAACTACCGTCGGAGTAAGATTGAATACGCTTGTCTTCGGTACGCCATCTGTACTTTGAGGCCACTTAACCGATTGTAACAATTTGTAACGTTCCGAATAGGGCTTATTATGGACATCCTCCTTCCAATATAAGGTATCGAAGATGTTCGGAACTAAATTCTCGTCACCCTCTGTTCTGTCACTTCTCAAATGCCCACTTGTAATTTCCCGAGATTGATGTTTACCATTCACCCACATTTCGACTTCAGCATCAAGTGTGACATCAAACGGTAAGTGAGTTTTCATCCAATCAATGAATTTCCCGAAGTGTCTCGTGATGTCCGCACCATCATCTGAACGAACGACTACACTGTTTCCTTTCTTCAAAAAGACGCAACGTTCGCCGTCGTAAACCTTCTGACAGTAGAGGGTTCTTTCACTCTTGAAGAACTCCGAAACCATGGGAGGAACCAATTCCGGGAATTTGAAGTATCCTTTCCGTGGCTTCGCCGGGATAATGAAACGCCCAGCCATGACTTTATCTTCGCGCTTGGAAATCTCCGCTTCCTTCTCAGCCTTTGGATCTCTCAACCTCTGAAGGAACTTCTTGGATCGATCCTCACATGGCATCAAGACCAACTTATAGATGTTCCGTTTCGTTGTGAATTCTCCGCCATATTCTCCAGCGAAGTGCATGTGGAGAACTTCTCCGAGGCCATCAGGCAAAGCTCTACCCAAGCGGAACAATATTGGCTGATGAATCGAAGTCACCCATTCCTTGTCGTGAACAAACACTTCAATGTCATTTTTTGACTTCCCGTGAATGGCTACTCCACCAATCAAAGTGATATACGGATCCTTCAGCACGATTGGTTTCGACCAAGCTTCAAGAACGTCCTTCTCGGAAATCTCATGGCCGCTGTCTTCTCCCGAAGGATAAACAGGTGCATATGGGGACTCGAAACGCTGTGGACGCTTCGGAAGTAACTTCCCAAAAGCTTCATTAAGTTCATCTCGTCCGATCTTGTCGATTAGAAATTCGAGAAGTTCTCTAGGAAGTCCCCAGTGATCCATCGCCCGCTCAACATTATCTTTCGGCGGATATCCACGTCTCGGAGGGATACCTCGCGATAATTCCAGTGGCGTGTGATGTTCAAATCCCCTTCGTTTCATCTCCTTCACTAGCAAACTGTGGAACTTCACGATTTGCTCCTTCGTTAGATCCGATGGCTTCGTTTTCCAATTGTCCCCTACCCACATATGAACAATACGGTGCCAGTCATTGAGCGAGACCTTGGAAATGTTCTTCAAACTCTCCGGATGGTCAAGATAGTACAGTACTTGCCGAGGAGTCACCATGAATTTCTGCTCCAGACAGACCCATCGTGCTTTGGGAGCCCCCTTCTCTGGCGGAATGTACAATGCATTCACTTCGAAATCATATATCCAGGCTACCGGAGATTGAGGGAAGGTCTCTCGGAATCGCTCCAATGTGACATGATGCTCAGACTGAAAGTCCTTTATGGCTCTCTCCACTGGATATGGGCCATCGGCAGAAAGTAACGTCATGATTCCGTAACGGTCATTTCCTTGATAGAAATACACCGGGGTATTCATGAACATTTGCGGAGCTCTAGTCCCTGAGATTAGTTTCGTCACGTAACCCTCAGCAACATTACGGGCCAAGGGTGCAGGAAGTTCAATGCCGACTTCGGGATCTGGGCCTCTATGTTTCTTGCGAACCCACTTGCCATCGACTTTTTCGAAGACTCGTTTCACTGCACCCCAAGCGTACATCGCACATCGTTGCTCGCGTTCATCTCTCGGCAAGTTCGCAAATTTCTCCCATGCCCGATTAAAGGCATTCATATAGATTTTCTGTGCGGATTCCGGGAGCACACTTCTTACGCGATCTGGAAGATCCTCAATTCTAGCATATGGCAAGTTATTCACCTAGCAAATTGATATTGGTTGGGCAATCCAATAATAATACTCGGGCCAAGGCGTCCAAGTAGGCTGGATTGGCTCGCATGGCTCATAATCTTCACATCGGTTATTAGGATTCCACCTACACGTTGCGCATTCTGGTCTGTTCATGATGTGACCTTTCAAGCACCTTTGAGGACAAACACGATATGTTATTGTAACGGATGTGCTGTCTGACGACTCATATACTGAGCAATCACACAAACCAATCACCTCCATTCCGTACGCTTTTCAGGCGTATCAACCACTATGATCTTGGCTTTATGTACCACTTTCTCGTGGCCTTCTCTGTCACGTACTCTGCCTCGACAACACGCAACCATGTATGTGAATGAAGGATCCAATCGCTCCGGAACGGGAATGAAAATGCCAAAGTCCTTCACATAAACTTCCTTGAGGCCCTCAAGATCCTTTCCCCGGATCTTCTCGTTACATCGCACTCTCTTCACAAGAAATTTCTTGAGAAACCCACGCACCTCACGTCACCTGTTTATCATGTCTACTCTCCGGAGTGATCGGCTCTGGAGTTTTCTTCCTTCTCTCCCAATCTCTTTGAATGTCTTGAACGGTCTGCGCAAAATCGCCAGATCGTCCTCCCTTGCCAGGCGGGAGCCAAAGATCCTTGAGCTGATCCTCCGTCAGTGGATCCATATCAAGCATTGCGCGAAGTTCCTGCCTTGTGGCAATACCGGTAGAAGCCAAAACTGCAACCATACGGATTAGCTCGCCTTTCATGATGTCCAAGTTCAAGCTTGTCTTGAGGTCCACTTTCGCGAAATCTTCCTCGGAGAATACTCCGCGATGTGAAAGAGCGATATGCTCCCGAATGATCTCCAAGAGCTTCGTTTTGATCCGATACACGATCCATTGAGGAAGTAACACCGCATAGGATAGCGCGACTAATTCCGTTGCGTAAGTTCCCCTTTCGTATGTAAGGCCGAAAGCATCCGCAATGCTCCGATTGATCCGGTCCTGGAGAGTTTCCGAAGCTAACTTGACACCTCCGGAAGGTTCGAGGAGTTCCACGTCCGAAGTCTTGTCAATGACGTAGCCGCGCCCGGCTGGGACAGAACCGAAATCTTTGGCTACCTTCTCCGCGTATTTCTTCGCCGCTTTTCTCGCCGCATCCAACCTATCCTCGAGTGTCTCGCCTTCAAAGAATTCTGGACTGAAGCTTGACAAGTCCACTTTGAAAATTTCTCGTGGGACAATCTTGTTACGAACAAGGGCATCCGTCAATACAATCAGTTGTTTCCAAAGGACACGATCTCGCAAAGAGTCCAGAGGAGACAGTGACCAAACACCGAATGTCTTGCGTCCCAGGATGTCCTCAACTAACTCGGCACGATTGTTCAAAGCGAAATGCCAAACTGCCTGCTTGTGATTCTCTGGGAAAATTCTGCGTTTTGAAGTGTTGAGCTCCTCGAGAATGTAAAAGTTGGCGCCCGTAATTACTTCTGTCGTTATCTGGCCAATCTGTTCCTTCTTTTCGACCGCCGTAAGATACTCTATAGGCAAAGGTTGAAGTTGGACGATTCCCTGCTTACCGTTTGCAAGAGAGACCCAAACATCATCGCCATCCCGGAGCAAATGAAAACTTATGACATAGAAGAGCTCCTTGAAGTCCATTGTCTTTTCAAATGCTTCGACTGCCTTTTTCAAGGCGATCTCTTTCTCGTCAAGAGAGTGTCCCGCATGTACAACTACACCCTTGTAGGCGTGTGCACACATTAAAGCTAGGCGATTGATAGCCCCGTATAGTTCAGGATCTTTCTCGAGAAGCTCCCGATGCCTCTGATAACGATTTTTCTTGACATCTCCCACAAATGGGGATTTCATTCCTTTCGTTATCTGCAATATCGGAGTCGATGTTGTCGGAAAGAATCTCGGCGAAACCAACTTCTTCGCGGAATTCCAAATACCTCGGAAGTTTACCATTTATAACGTCCTCCTGTAGGAACAAAAACTGCTGGTGAAGGGAAAAGCTTTAATGAGTGCTCATTCAACCACTTATGAGCGTTTGTAAGGGCTGACACAACGTCCATAGAGCCTCCTCGGACATGATCAATCTTGTTCGCATTGATAACACGGAGGTCTCCAAATTCCTTGAGAATGTAAGGATAATTGCAAAGTTTCAATCGGTTAAAATAGAAGTCCTGTTTCACTCTGTCATGGTCAGCCTTCTTCACATGTTGTTGATATACCGGAGTTCCTGTAGACCGAATGTACTTGAGGGCCTCAGGAAATTGCCATGTGTCGGTTACGAAGGCCCGAACTCTCATGTGACGGCATAACCAAGTGAGGAAGTCACGTACTTCGATCGGGTCAATCTCTTTCTGTTTCAGGTCTGGTTCCCAACGGAAAAGACCATCCGCGATGAAGAAATCGGGACGTTCTTGATGTTCCAAGGCAAGTCCAAAGGCGTCTTGTTTCAGCGCAGGATCGCCCGAGAGCACATAAACCTTGTCTGGTGGAATGAACTCGTGTCCTTCCTTCCACGCGAAGTAGGCAATTTCAAGAAGATTCGGAATTGTCTCGTCTATCTTGACAACGTCGAGGTCATGATAATACGCATCGTACTGTGCCCATGGTTGACAGCCGAAATCTCGCCAGAACAGTAGAGGGTCTTTCTTCAGTTCCGCTTGCATTTCCGGACTATCAAAAGGCCTGTTCGGGTTCATCTCCCACGTTGGCACGGTATATCCTAGCATGTGAGGGTTATGATCAGCCCGTTCCCTCAACGTCATTATAATGTCCTTACTGTGCATGCAGGAGCTTAGGGAGACTACATGGCCGTCGAAACCAAATGAACTAGTACCTTTGGAAAGTATTGAATAGACGTTCCAAGCACCCCTTTGACTTCTTGTCTCATCGTACTTGGCAATTTCATCGAAAATTACGCATTTGTCGTTACGTCCAGCCAATGATCCAGCACTTGCGGATCCTCCAGCCATCAAAATGACATCGGGCTTCTTGCGGAACGTCACATCGTACTTTCTTATCCGGGGCTTGAAGGACTTAAAGAATGGAGAATACCGTATCTTATCAGTGATTTGCTTAAAGATGGTATCTGCGGCTTGTTCGTCACTTTTAGCAATAGCCAATATAAAAATAGTTGAATGGCTAGCCAAGCCAAAGTCAGCAGCAGGATCATCTCGAACAAGAAGATCAAATGCGTCATAAAGTCCGATGAGAGAAGCAAGAAAACTACCTCCACCTCGCATGCCTTTGAGCAGGACTAATTCTTTATATTGCTTTTCAGGATTGAAGAACTCGCGGAGTATTTCCCGTTGTTTCGGATACAACTTCTGATTTGGAAAGAAGTATGGATCTTCGGCAAAGAAAACCACGTCATTCTTTGCCTTCAAGACCTTCTGCATCTTCAACAAGGGTTGAGACATACTCCGCAACCAACCTCTGACATTTCGGGCATAACTTCGAATAAAGGAAACTTGTGAGCTTATCAAACTGCATGGTAATTTTGTTAAGTTGAATCATAGGCTGATTGGAGAATTTACCCTCTAATGCAGCAAGGTCTGTAATAGCCCCACGCAGTTCTCTTATGAGACTTGTGGGACGGTCCTCAATCGGGACCTTCATTAATTCTTTAACTTGAGCGTGCAAGTCCCTTATGAGATCTTGAAGGACTTGCGTGAATTCCACAGGCTCCTCCTTTTCCTTCTGCTCATACTTATCAAGGTCTTCCTCGAGACCTTGCAAATACATGTTCAAATGATGCCAAAGATTCTGCTCGGATGTTCCAAGTATCCTCGCAGCCTCAGATAACGTTATGGTCTCTTCCCATAACATCTGCATGACTTCGTCATATCTTGGATGCTTGGTCAAACGGGATACTCTTGGCATCTGGAGTCTCCAGAGACCTTTTAGTTTTTCGTGAATTTAACATCTGTGAAAGCCTGTTAGTTTGGTACCTGCTTGGGGAAGAGTCTGTGGTTGTACACGACCTTATGTTTAACGCCATGGTGATTTGTTATTTTTGAATTTGGGTGGAGAGGGTAGCCGTGCGGGGAGCAAAAAATTTTTAAAATGTTTTTTGTAAATTTAAATTTTCTTTAATTTTGATATATTTTTATTAACGAAAATTTTCTTTAATAAATAGGCTTTTTCTTCCAAAATTCTTTAATTTTCGTTTTATTTTATTAAATTTTCTTCCGTTAGGATATTTTATTATATTTTAGGATAAAAATTCTTTAAAAATTTAATTAAAATGGTCAAAATTATTTCGTCTTCACGCGATAAAATTAAGGATTTTCATTATCATATTAATATCATAATATAAAGCTTTATATATTTAAATAGGGTTTAATTATAATCGAACAACAAGAAAAGGAGGTGAAATGAAGAAATGAAAACGTTAGAAGAAATCAAGAATTTGCCTGCAAACGTTAAGATCGCCGGTGGGCGGAAAATAACGCCCGCACAGGTTACGGAGATGGTGAAGAAGATCAGGAACTCTGGAAAATACTACACGGTGGACGAGGTACGAGCTATGTTCGTGCCCAAGGTTAATGGTCAGCCGGTAATATCGCGGTTTAGGACCAAGAAAATACTCGACAAAAAATGCAACGGAGTTACGTTAGCGCGGTTCTACGACGGCAAGAGGTTCTGGTATGGAAAACCAATCACGAAGTAAGATCGGGAGTGGTGATCCAGACCGAAACTCCCATTTTTTTTCTCCAGATCAAACACAGGAGGTGAGATCACGAAGCAAGAGCGATATCACGAGCAGCGTCTCAAGACCTTGCTCAGGTACTACGAGCCGATCACGCCCGAAGGTCAGGAGCAAGCCTCTTGACCCGGGAG